CAAGCAGGCCCCCAACTCCAAAAGCCCTTCGCAGGTCATCGATGACGACGGCAACACCAACGACCCTGTAGTTCGCGCTTGGATCGATGAAGGCAATCAGTGGTTCAATGACAGCAAGCCCATGCGGGACTATTGCTTTGCCTTAGCTAATGAAGCCATTGCATCTGGGGAAACTCGTCGCGGCCGCCCGTTCCTGGACCTGATGCGCGAGAAGATGGAAGAAGCCTTCCCACTGAAGTTCAAGAAAGCTGGTGACCCCACAGCACGTGGCAGCATGACTGAAGCTGGTGGTGGCGGAGCTGGCGGTGGTCGTAGTTATACTGTTGCTGATCTTCCTGAAGCCGACCGTGAGCTGATGAAAACAGGCATCCGTCAGGGTTGGACCTCCGAAGCGACCTTCCTGAAGAACTACTTCAGCGACGAGCCACACATCCACCGCAGCCCCGAGAAAAAGAAGTAATCTACTTCCCCTCAGCATTTCCCTTTTCTCTATCTGAAGGCTATTATCATGGCTAACGAAACAAAAACAGCAGCCGGGGCGTTTCAACGCGCTCCGGATGCCGATACCAACCGATTGCTTTCCGCCCGTCGCCAGGGCCGCTCTCTCCGCGAAGCACGCGCCGATGGCACCGCCCCACGCGAACGGGAAAATGATTTAGGAGGTCTCACCCTTCAGCTACACGTGAATGGTGAGATTCCAGGTTATAAGCTGTCCTGGATCAACGACGAGGATGGAGCCATCGAGCAGAAACTCGAATATGGCTTTGACTTCGTGACCCAGGATGAGTTATATGCAAAACAAGCAAAGATTGTCCCTGATGAAGAGATCACCAACGTGATCTCCCGGTTCGTCAAGGGCACTCGCAATGATGGTCAAGCGCTCCGAGCATACTTATTGAAGTGCCCAGAGGATCTCTGGGCTGAAATCGAATCGCGCCGGTATCGGGCTGCAGACAAGTGGGACGCAGACATCCGTAGGCAAGCAGAAGACCCAGCGAAAGGCTCGGGACTGCGAAGCCTCCGAAACATGCGGACTGAAATCGACACTGGCTACAAGAAAGAGTATGAGTTAGGGGAAGGTGCAAAGCAACGCAACCGCTCTAGCGAGTAACTTGCAACTTGGGGCTGGGTCGGCCCCTTTCAACAAACCCTTACTTTAGGGAGACCACAATGGCAAACTTTATCCAGCCCCGTGGCTTTGTTCCCGCTCGCTATATGAATGGCGCAGCGTGGAGCGGAGGCGGGAACATGTATTTCATCCCTTCGGCAGACACGAACCAGTACAATCCTGGTGATGTGGTGCTGTCGGCAGCTTCGGGTGCTGATGCAAACGGCATCCCGGCAGTCACGAAGAACATAACTGGCACGGGTGTTGTGCGTGGCGTGGTGATTGGCTGCCTGCTGGCAAACCCCAACCAGCCGTCGCTTGTCGGTACGAACCTGGACCTTACGGTTCAGAATATCCCAGCAACGAAGACCCGCAACTACTACGTGCTGGTTGTGGATGACCCCAAGGTTGTCTTCCAGATCCAGGATGATGGTATTACTACCGCCAACTTGGTTGCGTCAAGCGTGGGTCTCAATGCCTCGTTCACTGTCACCAACCCGACAGCACCTGCGCAGAACTCTGCTACGGTCCTCCTCTCCTCGTCCTTCGCTGTAACAGCTGGCCTCACGGTCAAGCTCTTCGGCCTCTCGCAGATCCCGAACAACGCGTTCGGTGCAAATGCGACCTGGGATGTGATTTTCAACCAACACGAATTCCAGGGCAATACTGCCGGGGTTTAATTCGTTTAACTGATTAAGGAGAATTACCATGCCGGGTATTGTTAATACAGGCTCCTACCCCAAGGGACTATGGGAAGGAGTGAAAAGCTGGTGGGATTCGGCGGCACCGAGCGCGCCAGAGTTCGCCCCGATGATGTTCCGCAAGTACGAATCGGAGAAGAACTACGAAGAGTACGTGCAGTCAGTCGGTTTGGGTCTGGCAGTGTTCAAGCCAGAAAGCCAGCCGATCAGCTACGATACGATGCAACAGGGTTTTATCACCCGTGGCACGAACGTGGCATATGGACTGGGGATTATCGTCACGCATGAGGAACTGAAAGACAACCTCTACGTGAAGCTGACCCAGGGCCGTGTCGAGCGGCTTCGTCGGGCGTTCAAGGAAACAAAAAACATCAACGCAACGAACGTGTTCAACCGGGCTTTCAACGGTACGTATCTTGGTGGCGACGGGGTTTCACTGCTGCATACTGCCCACCCGAACTTCTCGGCAGGCACTTGGCAGAACAAGATGGCCATTGATGCACAGCTCTCGCAGGCGGGTATCGAGGACATGCTCATTCTGATGATGCAATCCAAGGATGACCGCGGCTACATTGAGCCATTGACCGGGGACAAGCTGATCGTCCATCCGAACAACATCATGAATGCTGACCGCATTCTGAAGACTTCGAAGGCCATCGGCAGCAACAACAACGATATCAACCCGATCAATACCGAAGGGTATTTGATGGGTGGTCGCGTGAGCAATCCCTATCTGACCGCCTCGGACCCGTGGTTCATCACGACGGGCATCCAGGATGGGATGATCTGGCAAGAGCGCGAGCCGTTGGAAATCTGGGAAGACAACGACGCCGACACCCGGAACTACAAAGTTGGCGCTTACGAACGCTACACATTCTTGTGGGCAAACCCGCGCGGCTTGTACGGTTCGAACGCAGCATAATCTGTCAGTGAGTAATTAACCGGGATTACTTTTTGTTAATCCCGGTTGAAAACAACCCTCAGGGGAGCTATTGAAGGTAGCCAAAGGCTATACTCTCGACAGCTCCCCTCTCTTATTTGGAGAACAAAATGGCTGCAACGCTTTCCCGCACTACCAGAATGCCTTACGGGGTAACGAATGCCGCGCCACGGCAGACTCTGGGCAACTATGGCGCACCGGACCCGGTATGGTCAGCCTATGTTGACTTGGACTATATCCAGAATGGGGACACCACTGCACTGTCCCAGAATGGTGGGGCAACTGTCGCTCTTGTTGCTGGCCTCTTCGGCTTGGCCGCTGTCACGACTGGGGCTGTTGCAAACACTCTAGGGGCATCTTCTACTGCTCAGGCTGTGTTTCAGGTTCCCACTACTGCCAACGGCCTCAGCCGGATGTTCTTCAAGTGGGATGGGATGCTGGACAGCTTGCTGGCCACTCTCCAGGTTGGTTTCGTAGCTTCCGCAGCCTCCAGCCCCCAAGGCATCTACATCCAGAGCGCTGTTACAACCGGCGCTCTGAGCCTCATCGTGAAGAACGGAACTGGCACCACTACAGTCCCCCTCGGTCAATCTCTTGTCGCAGGTACTCCTGTAGAACTCGGCATTGAGGTCGATATCATGGGCAATGTGTTCGCCTATTTTGAACCGGGAACAGGAGAACCAGTTACCAATACCAATGGAACTCTCTCCAATGGTCCTGTGGCCGTGGCCTACAATCAAGTCAATGGTGCCTTGACCGGCCTGTTCCTGCCCACGTCCGTTTTGTTCGCCTCACAGGGAGCGATCCCCACCACAGCAGTCGCTCGTGTTATGACTGTTGATTTCTTCGTCGCCGCCCAGCAACGCGACGAGTAATCAGGGGAAGACTATGGCAAACGTTACAACTATCCAGACCATTATTGACGGGCCTCGGAATCTGGTAGTGAAGGTCACTGGCACTCTCGACACGTCAGATTTGCCGTTGACGACGATTGTCACGCCTTCTGCTACCTTCTTGTCTCCGCCCCTGGTGCAGTTGATGTATATCGACTATGCAATGACAGATCAGCTGGAGATTCAGATCCAGTGGCAGGGGACGCCTAACACCCCGTTGATGCCGCTGGCTGGGCGTGGGCGGATGTGTTTTGTTGACTTCGGGGGGATTCCGGACAATGCAACAGCCCCCACCGGTAATATCCAAATCATCTCCACAGGTTGGGCATCTGGAATTCAGGTGTTTACTTTGGTGCTGGAGATGGTCAAGAAGGGTCTGACTAATACTGGGGTAAGATAATCATGGCCGGGAATTCCAATCAAGCTATTATCCTTGGTGACTCTGATGTTCCTTACCCACTTCGGATGGGTAACAACTATGTCGCTACGACGCTCAACGCGGCCTCTGGAGTTACCCCGGTCAATCTTATCACGGGTAATCCCGGCTATTTCATCACACAGTTTGGTTTTCAGGCTGATGTGACCTGTACTACGACTGCCGGGGGTATGCTCAGCATCACTTTGGCTGACAGCTCCTTCGGATCGTTTGCAGTTTTCCGTCTTTTTGTTCCGTCGGCTGTCACCCTGCCGACAGTACCAACAGCTATCCGGCAGGTTAATGAAGGCCCGATTATCTGGACGAATAAGGTTGCGAATAGCATCGCCTCTATCGCCCAGAATACGGCCCTTACAGCTGGGTCAAGCCGGGTTTTCTGCCGATTCGGCACTACCAACTACCTAGGCTAAGGGGAACGCTATGCTACATAAGAAAAAGACTGGGCAAGCTGGGATGAAAAGGGTCTCCCAGTCGCAGGCGCAAAAGGGTGCTGCTGCCATGTCACATGCAATGACCCAACGCGTGCATCCTTCGAAACCGCGTAAGGCGAAGAAAATCTAAGGTCTGCTATGCCAACCTACAGCGGCACGTATGCCTTTCAGCCGAATGCCCAAGCTATCTGCACGGAGGCTCTGAATATCACTGGGGCTTTCGATCAGAATGAGACGATCCCGATCAACGACATGAACAGTGTCTTGTTCTCGCTGGAGCTGCTGGTTAAGGAGATGGCCCTGAATGGCATGCTGCTGTGGGCGATTCAGGACATTGCTTTTCCGACAGTGGTAGGGCAGGCAACTTACAACCTGTCAACTATCACGGGGACGACCTTGCCCCTGCGGATTCTAGATCAGTACATCGTGGATTCCACGGGCAATAGCGTGACCCTTGTGATGACCTCCAGATACGATTGGGACACGCTTGGGCAGAAATTCCAGCCCGGCGTGCCGAATCAGATCTGGTACGATCCCCAACTGAATGCTGGCACAATCACCCTCTACGATGTCCCTTCAGACAACACACACACCATCCACGTCATCACCCAACTGCAGATGCAGGACGTAGGAGCCCTCACCAACCAAGTGGCCTTTCCGCAGGAAGCCTACCGCATGCTGGTGTGGAACCTCACGGATGAAATAGCGCTGAAGTATCGGATGCCAGCAGATGAACGGATTGAAGTCAATCAGAAAGCGACAGCCTTCCGGGAGAAATTCTTCAATGCTGAGTTCGGGCAGGAGCAAGCGAGTATCTTCCTCACCCCGTCAGAACGAATGGGTAATCGATAATGGCTGACCAGAGAGAAGACCAAGACCTGCCGGTCACTTGGACCCATTCGATTGGAACGCGGAATGGGGCTCTGACTACTGATGCGAAGATGGTCAACTGCTTCGCCGAGGCGACGGAGACCGGCATGGCGGCAGTCAAGCGCCCGGGGACGCAATACGTATCCACTATTGCTGGCACGGCTCAGGGGCAATTTTCCCAATTTGGTACTGATTATTTCATAGTAAATGACAGGGCCTATTTTTCAGCCTCGGGGCCTTCCGCTGGCTTTACTATTCCTGGCATTACTCAGCCTGGCCAAGCCTATTTTTCTATTGATAATGAGCAAGCTGGGGCTTCTGTCACCATTATACAGAATGAGGCCGGAGATCTTTGGTACTTCAATGGGGCTGTCTTCCTGAAGGTGACCGATGCCAACTATGTGAGTCAAAATGTAGCTCCTGGTATGGCTTACCTGGACGGTGTTTACTATGCCATGCGCGTGAATGGGCAGGTTATTGGAAGTGCCATTAATGACCCCAGTACTTGGCCAGCTCTGGATTTCGCTCAAGCTGACGTAACCTATGGCCAGGGGATTTCCTTGGGACGCCACCTAAATTATGTGCTGGCGTTCTACGACAAAGGCTTGCAGGTCTATTGGGATGCCAACGCGGCGCCGAATACACAAGGTATTGCGCTGCTCCCGGCTCTGAATGCGTCCTTTCGCACAGGCTGCTTCAATGCAAGAACTATCGTAGAGATTGGTGATAACTGCTTTTTCATGGCTCACACTGCTATACACGGCCGAACGATCCAGATGATGCAAGGCTTGCAGCTGGTTCCAATCAGCACCCCATTTGTAGAAAAGATTATTAATCTGCCAGCCCTGGTACAAAACACAACACAAATTTGGGCTTTCGGGATTGTGATTGCTGGACATCAGTTTTATGTCCTGACAATTCCAGTTCTAAATGTCACCCTGGCCTATGATATGACCATGCAGTTATGGTCCACGTGGTCTTCGGTAGTTAATGGTGTAGAGCAGTACTTTACTGGGCGGTTCTACAATGCTAGTGAAGGCTCTCAGGGGCTTGTGGGGGATCTTTTTCAGGATGTTGTTACGGGCAGGCAGATGCAAATGCAGACAACTCTTTATGTAGATGCAACTGGCCCGATTAATGTGACCTGTGTCACCCCCCCGTATGACTGGAATACCAGCAACTACAAGAGATTTAACTATATCTCACAGTTGGCTGACTCCATCAACACTTCCATCTCGATCAGCTTCAGCGATGATGACTACAAGACCTTCAGCACCCCTCGGGTGATGGATTTGAATGGTCCCAGGAATCAGCTCCGGCGCTGCGGCAGCTCTCGTCGTAGAATATGGAAGCTGTTCCACCAAGATACTACTCCGTTAAGGGTGTATGACCTACGGATGGACATGGATATTATGCCCAGGTAGGTGGGCGGGTTTTTCGCATAAATTACTATTTATTAATCCCGGTGAATAACCCCATGAAAATCGCTATTGAGCCATTTACCCTCGAACTAGCCGCAGAGATCACCCCCCTCGGTCAGGAATGCTGGGATGAGTGTTCTGAGATCAAGAAAGACACTTGTGCCTACCACGGTCAGCGGGGGTTGCCAATCGACCCCAACAACGATCAGTACGTGCTGATGCAGAACAGCAACATCCTTATTGCCATGACAATGCGGGATGAGGAAGGGACCTTGCAAGGCTATGCCCTGATGCTCCTCTACTACAGCCTCCACCTCAGGAAAGAGCTGTGCGGGAATATCGATACCTTCTATGTGCGCCCTTCCCATCGCAAGTTCATGCCCCGGTTTATGACCAGTGTTGAGCAAGAATTTCTCTCCCGTGGGGTTAGTATCGTGGGGTGGCCAGTCACAATGACCGGGCTGCTATTTGAAATACTCAAAAAGCGTGGGTATATTGCGGATGACGTTATCATGGAATTGAAGCTGAAAGACCTTCCGGGAGAAGAATCATGTGCGTGATTGCTGGAAGTGTGGGGGCTGCTGTCGCTGGGTCTGTTGCAGGGTCTTTGGTTAGTAGTGCGACGTCTTCAAGTCCTAGCAGTGGGGCACAGACCGCAGCTAATGCCGCAGATCCGTTTGCATCCCAGCGAGGGCAATATCAGCAGCAGCTGTCGCAGCTGATTAATAACCCCTCTTCGATCACTAGCACCCCCGGGTATCAGTTTGGACTTACCCAGAGCCAGAATGCCGTCGAGGGGAGTGCCGCCGCCAACGGCATGGTGAACAGCGGGAATGTGCTCAATGCCCTCTCCACCAATGCCCAAGGCTATGCATCACAACAGCTAAATAACCAAGAATTGCTGCTGGCACAGTTGTCTGGCGCTAACGTAGGGTCTCCGGGAACTGCGGGTCAGATCCTGCAAGGGCAGAATAATCTCAATCAGCAAGCTGCGGGTACTCTTGGCAGCCAGGTCGGCGGAGCAATTACTTCTGGCATCAATAGCTACAACAGCAGTGGCGGATACTCCGGTGGCAACCCTTTCTCCACTGGCACTTCCGTCTTCGGGGCTGGGTCTAACTCCTATGGATTCTCCAGTGGTGTCAATGATCCTTCCTACGGCGTGTCTGGTGGCATGTTCGGCGGCTAACCCAGGAGAACTAAAATGGCATTAGGTGGATTTCTCCAAGGGCTGGGGCTGGCAATTGGCAATGACATGATCCAAGGGCAGGCTTTCCAGCAAAGGCAAGCCCAGGCGGATCTGATGAAGAGTGAAGCCCAACGCGCGCAGATGCAGAACGCGCAGATGCAGCAACAGATGAAAACCCAGCAGGATATCGGGGGGTTTATTAAGTCGCAAACGGAACTGGAAGGGGCAGATGCGGCCCTGCCGATGAATCAGGATAAGATGTACAGCAAGGCTGCTGGGTTGGCGGCTTCTCTGGGGGATCTCGCATCTGCTAAAGAGATGACGGATCTGAGCAAGCAAGCCACGCAAGAGGGCATGGAGCAGGCAAAGCAATTGGCTACGCAGCAAGCCGTAAAGAAAGAGGCTTTAGCGACTACCGCGTCAGCACTACCGGATCAACCCAGCCAGGGGCAGATGGCGGATCTAGTGCGCAAAGCCGTGGATGCTGGAGTTGACCCCATGACAATCCCACCGCCCGGAAGTCCTGCACTCCTGAAATGGAAGAACGACATGACTCTGGCTGGAATGGACTCGGCGAAGAAGGCGGAGTTCATCCAAAAGGGCGTGGAAATGAAGCTGACCCGAGACCAGCACGAAAAGGATCACATGGATAATGTAGCAACTGCTAGAGCCTCCCTGCAGGCTACCGCGGCGTATCGGGATGGTCTGCTTCAAGAGCATCGGGATGCTGCTGCCGCTAGGGCGGATAAAGACAGTGGGCCAGACAAGCTCGTCGTAGGAGGCTCCATCTATCTGAAAGATCCTGGTAGTAAGCTCAATGGAGAGCGGCTGGCGGCTGCACCGATGTATGTCAAGGTTGGGAATAATGTCAGCACTACCCAGGAAAACAACACGATAGCTACTGGAAAGGCAGCTGCTAACGTTTCCCGAGACCTGGATCAGATGGGCCGATTCCCTACAGGAACCGCCAACAGCCCCTTTGCGCATATTACTGACCATGATTTTCTTTCCTCTATTGCGAAGGCTGGAAGCAACGCCCTCACACCAGAGCAGGTGCAGATGTTCGGCACATCCACTGGTGGTATGTCGACGGAACTTGGCCGGGTGCTCACCATCGGTGCAGGGCGAGGGGCTAACCAATCCCTCATTAATGAAGTGAAAACCTTCACCACGCCGAATGCCGGAGACACCAATCTAGAAGCTGCCTACAAGATGGCTACAGCAGCTCAGATGGTGAAAACTACTATGGAGAACACACCCCCACCGAATGACCAGAGTGTGAGGAAAGGGTGGGATGCTACTCTGGCGAAGGTTAGTTCCTTTCCAAGCCCTGAGGAGATCTTAAAGGCAGCTTCAGGCCCGCAGAGGAAACAGCTTTCCACACTGGATGGGACGTACACCCAACTGTTGGGCAAGGTGCAAGATGCTGTTACGAAGAACAACTCCGAGCCGTTGCCTGGAGGAGCTGATGTCGGGGCAGGAACGTCTCTTCCACCCCTCCCCGCAGGTGGCGGCCTTCCCCCCGGCGTAACAGTGAGGATCCATTAATATGCCTGATTTCACTTTTGGCCTCCCCGATGGGCGCTCTGGCACTGTCACGGCTCCTGAAGGAACTACGCAGGAACAGGCTTATGGATATCTGCAGCAGCAGATGAGTTCTGGTGGGGGGGCACCGCCTGTGTCGGGGAGTTCAACACCACCCGCAGCCACCACCAGCAAGAAAGACCGGATGGATGCCGCTATTAAGGGGCTGAAGCCGGATCTGAAGATGGATGCTGAAGGGAAGCCAACTCCCACCCCCACGGTTAAGTCCGCCCTGGAGGCTATTGGCACTTCCACGGCTCTTGGCGGGGCCCTCGGGGCAGTCACCCCAGAAATCCTAACTGGAGCCGGCTATGCGGTTAGCTTTATCCCTGATGTTGGGCCGGCGATCGGTACGGCCCTTATGGAAGCAGGCACGGCAGCTAGAGCTACCCGGCTTGCCACCGCCGGGTCAGGGGCTCTGTCAGGAGCCCTTGGAGAGACTGCAGGGCAGACAGCTGAGGCCGCTGGAGCCAACAAGGGCACCGCAGATGCAGCTAGATTGGTTGGGGGGATGGGGGCTGGCCCCGGATTAGCTCTGGCAGCAAAAGCCAAAGGGCTGTTCGGGGCAGTTGTGGAAAAACTGGGGATTACTGCAGCTACTAGCGCGAACGTGACGAAGGCGGCAGCTGCTCTGAGGGCAGTTGAGGACGCGGGGTTGCCAGCGAATGCATGGCATCAGACCCTGCAGCATGGTGCAGATGTAAATCTGCAAGAGACTGCAAAATCCGGTGAAAAGGTAATGGCGGACTATCGGCAAAGAGCAGCTGATATCGCTTCCCAAGACCCAAAAGCTGCAGCAAAGGTACTTGATGAGGGGCAGAAACGTGTCGATCAAATGATGTCTGATGCGAGAAAGCAAGCCGCAGACCTCAATAAGGCATCTGGCAATCGGATGGCTACAGCAGGGAAGGTGCTGGCGCAAGCGGAACCTGCTCTGCGAGTGGTTGGGCAGCCGAGGGAGATGTCGGATATAGGGAAGGAACTGCAGAGTGCGGTGAAGGAGCAACATACTGCAGCATTGGATGCACGGCAGCAAGCGTACAACAATCTGAAAACTCAACGAGATGCGATAGTAAAGAGCCAGGAAAGTGCTGGGCAGACTGTCGATCAGACTGAGGGTATGAAGGATCTCAAGAGCTACATCAAGGGGAAGGTTGACCCAAAAGCCTCCCCACGGCAAACTACAGATCAAGGTACCCTGCGGGTGTATGGTCAGGTTAATGATGCCCTGCAGAATCCATCATTTGAGGCTCTGGATCAAGTGAGGCGGAAGCTGGGAGATGTGCTTGGTGGCCGGGATGTGGAAGGGTATTCAGCCATTGGCAAGGATGTAGCGGGCAATCTCTACGGGAAAATCTCTGACATCCAGCGGGAATTCGTTGGGGCAGATTCGACTGGCAATAACCTTCAACAAATGATGCAGGAGCAATACCATGATTCTTCCCTTGGCCTCCGTAAGTTCGGTACTGGAGCAGGCGGCAAAGCAGCCGCAATTGACAGAGTTGATCCAGAACGCTTTGCCACAGATCCGCAAGGCGTCCCTAAGCAGTTTTTTAGCAGCCAACAGTCTGTGCGAGATCTTAAAGAGCTCACAGGAGACTTGGGACTGGTTCAGAGAGCAGGAAGCTCGTATGTAAGTGCGCAACTGCGAGGAATGTCAGCAAAGCAGGTGGAGCAGTACGCCCAGAAAAACAGCGACTGGCTTCGGGAAGTCCCTGGGCTGCAAAAATCGGTAGCTGACTATGCAACGAGACTCGGAAAGATCGAAACGACAGCAGCAAAGGCTAGCAAGAGCGGAGAAACCCTGGCAAAAAGGGCAGGGGCTGTCTTACCGGAAGCTGAGGGAGTTGCAGCGAAAGAAAGGGCTGGGACGATTAGCCGAGTGGGGGATATGGCAGAGCAATCGGTGAAGAACCAGCAGCGGATACTGGAGGAGGGGGGGAAGGCAGCTGCGGAAGCTACGAAAGCCGCACAAGCCCCAGCACAGGGGCTAAAAGCGATTTTGAATGGCGGGGAGAGGCCGGAGGCGGTCCGGGATTTGCTGCTGAATGGGAAACCGGAGCAGACGAGGCTGGCAGCTAGGATTAGCTCGCAAACTCCGGAGGGAAGGAAGAATCTGGAAGGGAGTGTGCGGCAGATCACGGCTGATATGAAGGGGGATACCTTGCAGAGGCAGTGGACGGATAGGTTGAAGCCTATGCTGACGGATGGGAAGATGTTGGCCCCGGAGAGGGTGAAGGCATTGACTAAGGATGTGGAGGGGCTGATTAAGGCGTATAATGGCAAGCCTCCAGTGAGCTTTGTGCAACGGCTTGTTAATGGGGCGATTGCGAGTGCCGCGGGTAATTACGTGGGGCAGGATCAATGGAGTAATTGACCGGGATTAACAAATAGTAATAGCGGGGAGAAACTACCCCGCGGCCACTTAGATAGAAATAAAATATACAGTAGAGAGGCCTCGCCTACGGGCTCGCGGATTTGGGAGTACTACTAGAGTGGGGCGCGTGTTCCGGGGGAGTGGCGGTAGGTAGATTCGCGAGCCTCCCCTATTGCAATGTGAATAGAAACCCGGCATAATCATTACATGGTGGAGGGGGTGCTGGGCTGATCCCCCAGTGTTAGAGCCCCCCTCCATTGCATTTCTCTAACGCGTCAATTCCTGCACATACAGCTGCAGAGTGGAGCCCAGTTAGATACACCGACCACAATGCTTGACTGGCCTAGCCAGCAAGGGGCTATAAAGAAACCAGCTTCCTATGTGCAGACAGAATTATACCAGAAAGGGAAACCTTGGCTGGGTTTTTCTGCTGGCAGATTGGAAAGCAAGCAGTGACAGTGGTAAATAAATACGATTTTGGGTTTCTCGCATAAATTAATAAAAAGTAATCCCGGTAAATAACCCCGAGCGGAGCGAGCATAGCACCGCCTCCCTACCATCTCCCCCTTCAGTAAGCAGTAGTTGGCAGCTCCCTGCTACAATCCCCCCCATCACGCGTGCGCGCGTATCCCTTAAGAGAAGCTGCGGTAGCAAATTGCTGTTGCAGCGGAGGGCCTCTCGCTACGCTCGGGATTACTAATGAAGGGGCTAATTGTGAATGCGCTGGTGTTTTGCTCACTCCGTTCGGGGTTTGTTATTAATCCTTGTTGTGATTGCTGCCCCTGTGGCGGGCCTATTTGGCTCTGTAATTTCGATTGTCTCTAGATGAAAATCCTCCTAATTGACCCCTCCGCGTTCTTTCTAGACTTCGCCATGCGCTGCGAGGCCCAGGGGCATGAGGTACGCGTGTTCGTGGGGCCCGATGAGAAGACTTTCGAGCGGGTTTCCATCGGAGATGGGCTGATGCACAAGGTCCCCACTTGGAAGGGCAGTATGAAGTGGGCGGATCTCATCCTAATCAGCGACAATTGCCGGTACATGCGAGAGATTGAAACCTACCGCAGGCAGGGCTTCCCCATCTTCAGCGCGAATCTTGAAGGAACTTCCTGGGAGATGGACCGGGAAGAGGGGCAGCGCGTGCTGGAGACTGCTGGAATCGAATGCCTCCCCTGCATTAAGTTCAAGAATTGGGATGAGGCAATTGCCCATCAGAAAGCCAATCTGGACGTGCGGTACGTGTGCAAGCCCTGCAGCGACGTGGACAAGGCTCTCAGCTACGTCAGCAAGTCTGCAAAAGACATGATCTTCATGCTGCAGCACTGGAAGCGGACCATCAAAAAGCCATGCCCGTTTATCTTCCAGGAGTTCTGCCCGGGGATTGAAGTGGCGGTAGGTGGCTGGATGGGCAGGAACGGCTTCCTCGGACACGTCCTGGAGAACTTCGAATTCAAGAAATTGATGAATGGGGAGAAGGGGCCGAATACTGGAGAAATGGGAACGGTGATGAAATACGTTCCTCTGGGAGAAAGCAAGCTAGCGCAAGAATTGTTACTTCCTGTAGAAGCCGCCCTCATCCGGTCTGGCTACACGGGCTATATCGACGTGGCAGTGATGCTCGGCACCGAAGGCCCGCGTAAAGGTTGCTTGAACCCGCTGGAATTCACCTCCCGGCATGGCTGGCCCCTGTTCTGCATACAGCAGATCCTGCATCATGATGTAGCTGGATGGATGCTCGATGCTGTAGAAGGTCGCGACACCTTCCAGCCATCAGATGAAGTTGCTCTGGGAGTCTTTATGGCTATGCCCGACTTCCCGAATCATCATCTGAAGGAAGAGCAGCTATCTGGCTTCCCGGTGTGGGGTCTCACGAAGGAAAATCGCTACTACTTCCACCCCTTCAATATGAAGCTTGGGGAGGGGATTGATGAGAAGGGAGCAACCGTCCCCATGATGGTCACGGCGGGGAATGCTATTGCGACCGTGTCGGGTTGCGGGAGGACCGTGCAGAGTGCTAAACGCGACGCGTATGGGCATCTCGCGGAGTTGGAAATCCCTAACTCTCCTATGTACCGGACCGACATCGGAGACCGGTTGGAGGAGCAGCTGCCAATCCTCCAGAAATATGGCTATTGCACTAGCTGGAGCTACTAACTATGGCTGGATTTCAGAGCAACCTAGTCCTTGGCCCGGTTCCTCCCGGCGGAGTCAATGACAAA